CATGATCAGTTCCATCTATGAAATCAGGAGGACTTTCTATCTCATTATTCAGATCAAACAACCCCGCAACAAGACTAATATCAAATTTCTTTGTCACCTTCTGCGCCTCCGGGTTCTGTTTGAGCTTCTCTGTGTATCTTTCAACCAAGTAATCATCCATCGGTTCAAATTGGTCTCTACTCCTAAAATATTTTCGTATGTCTTCATTCTCTTCCCTCGCCAGGATCTGCTTCTCATTCTTGAAATGTTCTACAAACAACACATATAAAGCTTCACACAAATCATATACCGAAACGTCTTCCACAACCGTGTAGTACACACACTGGTTACCGACCATGCGTGGTAGTCTTAATGTGAATAGCCACTTATCATACAAATCCTTCTCTGGGCATTTTAGCGGGTCCAATCCGGAGCCACCATCTTTGGTGACAGACGGATCTACTCTACTCTCTAGCTGCCAAAAGCGCCTAAAATAGGCCCCCGGAACATTTGCTATCTCCTTAAAATTCATATCCGCTACATTTGTATCCGCAACAATCAATTCAGCCTGCACGAAGACAGTTCCTTTATCATTTAACTTGGGCTGATTAGTTGCTTTCGGCATTCTATCCATCACCGACAACAATTCCAACGCCACCGGATCTCCAACACTAGCTGCAATTTTTTTATGGAGATTGCCAATCTCGGGAAATCGAAGTATCTTATACCATGAATTATAATTACTCCAGAATTCATCAGTTGTATCTCGAGTGTACACCATATCTGGTGTGAAGTCATATCCCCTAGCGAGGCAAAAGACTTTATACAACACTTGAGTAATACTGGATTTTCCAATATCCGGTGGCCCATAATTCACAATTCCAACAGGCATAGGTCTCATTCGTGAATTCACATAAGTTTGCGCGACGTGAACAGCTTCCTCCAGCGACCAATACAGATCTTGAGCTTCCTTCTTATCTTTGTTGAAACCAGGGTGCGTGGCTTTATACTTCCTATAATAGTCCAACACCTTGGATCCTTCTTTAATAAAATCAGCTCGATCCATATGGCCAGGTGCCGGAAATCCCGAATATAACCTATCTTTATAGTGCAGTAATCGCGATGCTTCGGAGCGCATGGCATAAACGGGATCCTTCGCAAAGGCGCTTTCTATACCATCTCCCTTCCACCAAGATTCTGCAA